GGTTGCTGGCGCTTTGGGCATGAACATGAATCAGCTTGTTCTAACTTTGACAAACCAGACAACCATGCGCTTTGACGCTTTGGGTGTAAGCGTTGATGGCTTCAATGAAAAGGTAAAAGCATTAGAAGATTCCGGGTTGAGTGCGCAAGATGCCTTTACTGAGGCTTTTCTCCAGCAGGCTGAAGAGCAGATTCAGCGGGTTGGGGATATTTCTGAGACGAGTGCTGGAAAAATCATGCAAATGGAGTCCGGGTTCAAAAATCTGGGCGATGCAATCAAGCTGAGCTTTTCTGACACATTAGACGATGCAGCACCGAAATTGGCTACTTGGGCAAATAACATGGCTACCCATATGACAACTGTTGGTGAGTTAGAAGATGCTCTTAAACAATTGGAGGATGCATATAAATCTGGGCTTATAACCACAGAGGAATATGACAGCATCCTTGAAGAAATGGGATATAACATTTGGACTGGCGTTTATTCTACTGAAAGTTTGGCGGTTGCACAGGATGCTCTAAATGAAATCTATCGTGATAGTATTATTGCTGCTGACCAAACCGCTGAGTCTATGATTGCACAGTCTATTGCGGCAAAACAGGCAGAAGAAGCTAACAAAGAAGCCGCTCTTGCTCAGCAAGCGGTTGCGGATGCAACTAACAATGCCGATGCTGCTATGCGGTCTTATTCTGAGAGCTTGCTGTTCAAAATAGCTTCGGAGGGGTTGAGCGCTGAAGCCGCATACGATTTAGCGGTTAAGATGGGATTGGTAGACAAAAACACGGTCGAGGCGACCAAACAAGTTAATCTTTATAAGGAGATGTTGGATACTGGTCAGATAACGCAAGCACAATATAACCGATTGATAAAAGAACTTGGAGAAGAGATTGAAAATCTGCCAGAAGGTAAGACGTTCAAATTCGATGACAATATTGATGATGTGAAGGCACGCCTTGCAGAGGCAGAAACATGGAGAGTGCCAGCAGTCCCTATAAAACTTCATTTGGATACCAGCGCAGTAGATAATTATCAACCGCCAACTAAGACGGGAGGCGTGATTTACGCACCGGGCGGGCGAGCTGCTTACGCCGTTGGTGGCGCGGTTCAAGGCGGTGCTCCCTATACATGGCAGGAATACGGCTATCGTGGCGAGCTGTTCGTTCCGTCTGCGGATGGCTTCATTATGAGCCGTGCAGATGCAGAGAGAGCGCTGAGCAAGGCGTTAGCTGGTGGCGCATCTAAAGAGAGCATAAACGCTGATGAGATAGGCAGGGCAATCGCTGACGCACTCGTTCGGGCAGGCGTAAATAAAAGTGGGAATGTATACAATTTGACAATGCCGACAAGTAGCAATCCAGCGGATGTAAAGACGGCATTTGAGCTTATGGAGGCTTGGGCATGACCGCACCACAATTGAATAAAAAGAAGTTTTGGATTATAAAGCCTGCAGCGGGACGGAATGAGATTTGGAATCCTCGCTTTGACCCACCTGAAGGCGTAACCTATTGGACGGGTACTAATGCTTCACTCTCACTCACTGGAGAGGAAACAAGGCGTAATTCTTATTCTATGAAAGTAACGCCTGTAAGCGGAACGGCTGGGACTGCTTATTACAATCGTGGGTTGAAAGTAACCAGCGGTCTTAAATATACATTTAGCTGTGATATAAAAGGTGTGGCAGGGCAACCAATGCGCATTGTTATTGCCACTTCTACGGGTACAGCCAGAGCAACTAAAACTTTTACCGCTACGGGTTATTGGCAAAGGGTTGAGATTACTCTATCAGCAACCGAAACTGTAACTAATTATAGAGTGCAAGTTACCAGAGATGCGGTCAGTTCTACTTTGCCATTCTACGTTGACGGCGTTCAATTCGAGCAAACTGATAAAGCTACCACTTTCATTAGTGGTTGGGAAGGAGATGGCTACTCTTGGGAAGGCGCACCATTAAAAAGTGCCTCACTTAGGGCATTCGATTGTAAAACTGGTGGGGAACTGCTGGACTTAGAAGACTATTGCCAGCTTGTTCAGGTTACAGGTTTAGGTCATGGTGATTGGAATCAAATCCTGACTAAGATGACTTCCGGCGGTGATCTATATCAGGGGCACATCCGCAAGTCAAGGCAATTTAGCATTATTGTAGACTTTACTGGTGATACGCTGGGCGAAATTGAAGCTAACCGCAAGGCAATTATTGACGCTATCAGACCCGACTTATTCGAAGGTGAAATGGTTGTAAGATATCAAGGTTTTGATGACAATGGTGTTGAAGCCACTAATCCGATTGACATCCTTTGCATTCCTTTGCCTGCTACTTTGACCGACACGCCTGATTTACCGAATCATCAGCGTGCGGTGCTGAATTTCGAAATTCCGAGCGGGCTGCTGGACGGCGCTTATCGGGAAGGCGGTGAGCTTGACCTTTATGCAGAATTTGCTGCTGATTACATTGTCAGGCGTGACCCGGATGGGCGCTGGTGCGAGTGGAATGGGACTGGATATGTGAATCCGCTGGCTGGGATTGTTGGTGGTGCGGTTTACGATATAAAAGAAGCTCCAAATGGGGATATTTATGTCTGTGGAGCATTTACAAGTGCAGGCGGAGTGGCAAATACAAAAGGGATAGCCCGCTGGAGTAAAGCCAATCAAGTTTGGGAAGCGGTTGGTAACCCTGTAACAGGGGCGACGATAACTAATATATGGTGTATGGCTTTTGATGCAAATGGAGATTTATATGTCGGCGGAACTTTTACCAACCTTGCAGGAATAGCTAATGCAGATTATTTTGCCAAATATACTATGTCTACTAACACGTGGAGCGCAATAGGGAGTGGAATAAATAACCTTATTACAACTATCGGTATATCTTCTGCTGGGATAATATACATCGGCGGTGGTTTCACACAAGCAAGTGATAACATAAATTGCAAGAGAATCGCCTATTGGAATGGCACAGCATGGTCGCCGCTTGCGACAGGATTAAATAATAGTGTATTTAATATAAAATTCCTGCCCAATGATGATATCATAATTGGCGGAATATTCACAGATGCAGATGGCACAAACGGCGATTATATCTGCAAATGGGACGGAACAAAATTCATTAGTTTTACAGACTTTGGAGCAGATGAATTAAATGGAGCGGTTGAATCTATCGATATTACCCCAAATGGAACAATCATTATTGGTGGTAGATTTATTAATGCTGGTGGCGACTCTAATGCTGATTATCTGGCTGTGTGGCTTGGAAACAACTGGGGTGCACTTCATGCGAATAGATTAAATGGGATAGTTTATAAAATCTTTTGTGCGAATAATGGTGATATCTATTTGGCAGGCCTTTTTACTTTGGTGGGAACATTAACTTTACCAGACCGTGTGGTGCGTATTGTTCAAGGCACATTTCAGCAGCTTGATATAGACCTTCCTGGGAACGCAGCTATCCGTAGTATATTCCAAGCTTCAGACGGTACGATATATTTAGGTGGTGAATTTTCAACCGTCGCCGAAGAACCGGACGAAAATGCTATATCGGGTGTGGTAGCACTCAACCTGAACGTTTCAAGCGGTTCAGCCAACACTTATCCACGCATAGTCATAACGGGTCCTGGAAAGCTTTACTCAATAATTAACTACTCGACAGGAGCGCATATAGAATTCAACGACCTGACGCTTTTACCGGGCGAAAGGCTTGACCTTAACTTTGACCCATTGAACTTGAAGTTTACATCCTCTTGGTCAGGGCGTGGCAGCGTCTTGCGGTATGTGAACGCAGGCAGCGATTATGGCAATTTCTATTTGAAGCCAGGAAGGAATTCAATTAGCCTATTTATGGATAAGTCAACCACAACCTCAGACACCAAAGCGTGGCTTGCGTGGAAGCCGAGATTCTGGGGCATTGACGGAGCGCTGCTATGAGATACCAAGTCGACTGGTACACCGATGCTGGAGTGAAATTAGGAGTAATTCAGGCGTTCACTTCTCTTGAGTATGTGCGCACCGAGAACGCAATTGGCAGTATGGTACTGACAATCCCCCGTGAGCTTATGCGCTATGAGGATTTCGCTGTTGGGCAACTGTTTGAGATATGGCGGGAGAAACACGGCTCGCTTGAGCTGCAGAACGAGACCGCTTATTTTCTGCAGGATTGGCAGTTCTACACAGACCGAGAA